TGGCGGCGGTCCTGCCGCTGGCCGAGACGATTACCCTTGGCCTGCGAGCGGTGACGAGCACGCAGTACACGTCGGCCGCTCGGCTGCAGTACCTCGTCCTGTCGAGGTGACCGATGCCGGTCTACGGGTTCAGCGAGGACGACGCTAAGCGTATCGGCCACGCCGTCAAGGTGGTCGAACGTAGCGGCCCTACGCTGAAGACGAGCGGCGCGGTGAACGATCGCGGGGCGGCAGGCGTCCGCATCATGATTGGCAAGGTGGGTACAGCGGAGTGGTCGAAGGCATCGTCGGCGGTCATCACGCTCTACGTCGGTCCGCCTTCCACGGCCACTTCGAGGCCCACGGCGACGGCCGGGACGATGGTCGCGCACAACATCTTCGCCACCATTCCCAGTTCGGCCTACGTCGCCATGAGCAACAACGGGTTTGGGTGGTACGCCATCGCCGCGGAGTGTGAGTGATGCTCATGCCCTGTAGCGCCTGCTGCGGCACACCGTGCACCTGCCCGACGTGTGACGCTTGCTGTTCGTGCGCTCCGTGGGACTGGGCATTTGACGCCCGGGAGCTATCGCCTAGCCAGTATTCCCTGAGTCTCTATGACGACCTGCTTGACCTACTGCCGGGCTGTATCAGCCGGCTATATGAGTCGCAGTCCGCGTGCGTGGATGCAAAGGTGGCGCAGGCTCTAATTAACTTTCCAGGGTGGACTGAGCAGCAAATTCGCGATCTTTTCCAGGCGTCTTGGGAGGCTAACGAGTGCCGGGATGACATCTTTTTTAATGGCTCCACATGGTTCGGTTGGAGCGTGCCGTACATCAACGGCGTGGTGGCCACGGCGGCAGTGCTGGAGGAGCAATGCCCCGACGGCGCGCCGCCGGCACCGGATTGGTGCTTGCCTGGCGCCACTCGCTACTGGTACGTGCAGGAGTTTTCCGGCTCGTCGGGGGCTATACCCGACATCCGCAAACTTGTTCTCGCTACCCCCGGCACTGGCGACTGGATCGTAGACGCCCTGCTAGAGCGTGGCACACAGGACGACCTGCCGGCCGAGGGGTGGGTCGAGGCCGACGACTGTGCCTCTTGCGACGACCCTGCTGAGCTGGAGACAGACTGCGATCCAGCCGCGGACTACAAGGTGTTCTACGACAAGACCGTGTCAGTAGAAGACTCGTTTACCGACCTTTGCAACTCGTCTACCGACGCGCTGCAACTATGCCCTCCGCAGAACTGCAAGCTTGTGACCATCACGGTCACGCGGACGAACCAGTGTTCGCCGAACTCGCCGGCTTCGCCGGACGTAACCTCGTTCACCGTGGTACTCGCCGTCTGCCCTTGTGGCACGCTCGTCTCCGTGGTTGTCTCCCCTGACAACGAGGACTCGGACCCGGTGGTTATCGACGGCTACGGGTACGCAAGCGAGCAGGACTGCATCGACGACCTGACCGAGAGCAACTGTCTTGGCGGTACGGCCAGTAGCCAGTGCATCGGGGACCAATGGAAGCAAGTGCGGCACGCGATCGACGGCACGCGAGACTGCCTGGAGTCTGTGTGTACCAGTGCTTGTGATCCGCCGGGGTGCTGCTCATGAATACCCGCAGCATGGTCATCCCGTACTCGGGGCGAGTGGACCCGGCCACGCTCGCGGCGGCGATTGCCAAACTGCTGGGCGAAAGCCCCGGCAGCGGCCTGCTCCAGCTGCGAGTAGTCGAGCATGCCCCGCCGCCACCAAATGAAGGACCGGGCACGGAACTGAAAAAGCTCCTATCCAAGATCGGCATCACGCCGAAGGCCGGCTGTAAATGCCTGGCGCGTGCCGTGGAGATGGACATCCGCGGCTGTGACTGGTGCGACGCCAACGTGCCCACCATCGTCGGCTGGCTCCGCGAGGAGGCCACCAGTAGGCGGCTGCCGTTTGTTGACGCGGCGGGTACGGTGCTGGTGAGACGAGCGATCAGCAACGCGAGGAGGCTGCATCGTGGCAAAGCGCACGGATGAGCGCGGGTGGACTGGCCTCGACGACGTTGACTACGAGGAAGACACGGACGGTGCCAACCCGATGCCGGATGACGACGGCAACATAGTTCTACATCGCAAGGAGGCGGCAGATGCAGCGAGGGGACGCGATAACGCGAAAGGCCGAGCGGCTCGCAAAACTCCATCCCGAGGCCCCCGCGCAAACGCTCGCAAGGCGACTCGTAAAGGAAAGTAACGGGGCGATCACGCTGCACCAGGCACGCATGCGGATGCAGCGGCAGTTTGGGCAACACGGCAAGAAGAACCGCAAGACGCAGAAGCCTACGGTCCCGCGTCCCCCGCGAGAAGCCGGCGAGATCCTCGCCATGCCGAAGTCGATGGCTCAGCCGTGGACGCCGTACGTCCTGAAGGTCACCGGCCCAATCGGCATCCTGTCCGACGTGCATGTGCCGTATCACTCTGAGGTCGCCGTGGCTGCCGCGGTCGGCCACCTGAAGGACCAGAACCTGTCGGGCTTGTTGCTCAACGGCGACATCGCGGACTTCTACGCCATCAGCCGGTACATGAAAGACCCGGCCTACCGGGACTTCAAAGGCGAGCTCGAGGCGGTGCGTGGGTTCCTGGGCTGGCTGCGGCAGGAGTTCCCCGACATCCCGATCGTCTACAAGACCGGCAACCATGAGGACCGGTGGCAGCACTGGCTTTGGCAGCACGCCGCCGAGATCAGCGACGACCGACGCATGAGCCTGACGGCGTGGCTCGACCTAGACAAACTCGACATCGAACTCGTCGATGATCAGCGGCCGGTCATGCTAGGGAAGTTGCCAGTGCTGCACGGCCACGAGCTGCCGAAGGGCATGGCGGCTCCGGTCAACGTCGCTCGCGGTGCGTGGATGCGGACGCTCTCGACGTGCCTGGTGGGACATTCGCACCGGACCAGCAACCACGCCGAGTCGGACATGTGGCACCACGAAACGGCGTGTTGGAGCACGGGATGCCTGTGCGACCTGCGTCCCGACTACGCGGTCATCAACCGATGGAACCATGGGTTCGCCGTTGCCACCGTCCACGACGGCGGGGCGTTCGACGTGCAGAACTATCGGGTGATGAAGGACGGCACGGTGCGGACTGCTTGACCACGGGCATAGGCTGCGGACTCACCCCGAGGAACCAAGCATGACGACCACGACACTCGAAGAATCCAACGCCGCACTACGGGCAGCCGTCCGCGAGCGGCTCGACGCCACGCCAAAGGATGACCACAAGATGGCGGGATACCAGCCGTTGACGGAACCTCGGCACATCGCCGCAAGTACCGAGGAAACGCAAGACGCGGCGACGATGAATGCCGCAGCGAAGCACGTCGAAGCCGCCCGCGAGTTCTACGCGCTACGTGGCGACTCGGTCCTGAGCGACACCTACGCCGAGTGGGAACCAGGGTTCCGCCCTGTCACTCCGGCAGAGCAGACGCTGCGGGACGCGATCGCCACGATCCGAGACCGGCACGGGAAGTACGGGCCACCTACGGAGCATTTCGCCAGGACGGCGTCGCTGGTGAACGCGGCGTTCGGCACGACGTTCACGCCCGCCGACTGGGCTCTCGTCATGGTCCTGGACAAGATCGCCCGCCAGCTGGGCACGGGCCAAGCCACCGACGACGCTGCTATCGACATCGCGGGCTACGCGGCCTGCCACCAGGAGTGCCGTCGTGCCTGAGCCCCTCGCCGACGCCTACCTCCAGCAGTGCGAGCAGGACGCCCGCCGGTTCAGCGGTGCGTACACGGGCACCTCGGGCACGCTTGCGGCCCACGTCATGCGGCTGCTGGCCGAGGTCCGCCGGCTGCAGGTGGCAGCGGCTCAACAGGTCGAGCGGCCCTGCCTGTGCAAGATTCGCGGAGACTGACCGGGCGGCGGGTTGAGTGCGACGACGTGTCCTCCTCCACGTTGCCGCCTCCCCGCTTGCTCGGTCACGCTGCCGGTCTACCCCCGTCCTTCGGCGGCCCTTCGAGGTCCAGCGGCGGCAGGAGTTCGTGAGGTTTTGGCCCGCGTTCGGCCATCCTGGGGTCGAGGTACCAGCGTTTTGTAACGCTCGGATTGGCGTGTCCAGCGAATGCCACGGGATCACCGCCGGCTGCGGCAATCTGTGAAATAGCCGTCCTTCTGATTTGGTGCCAAGCAACCCGCTTTCCGTCAAGCCCGGCGGCTTTCAAGACGGCCTTAAGCCGGCAGTAGACGTGCGTCGGCTCTTGGTGCCACGGCAAAAGCCGAGGATCTCCGTGGGCGACAATGCGATCTAGGCGGTGGCACAGGCCTGGCGACAAGTGGTAGACCCGCCCGCGGCGACCGCCCTTCCTGGCCTCCGGCTGCACCATGAGCGTGGGGCGACGGTAGTCTGCGGCCGGCGTGGCGAGTAGGGCACCGATTCGCTCGCCGGTCTCGTAAGCCAGTTGGATCGTAGCCGGGAACCACTCTGAGGCCGCTATTGGCCCCACCATGCCCTTTGCTTTGCCGGCGGCTGCGAATAGCCGTTGAAGCTCCTCGGCCGTCCAGGCGGTCGGTATGCGGTCTGGCAGGATTCCTGGCGGGCAGGTCGGCATGCGATCCAGTCCTGGGACACGGCGGTCCCATGCCAGCCTGGCGATGGCAAGCAGCTGCGACCGCTCCTTCTCGGCGGTGTACGGCGAGCGAGTTGAGGCCCGGTGTTCGAGATACCTGGCTAGGAGAAGCTCGTCAAGGTGGTCGATTCGCCCTTCGTCGGCGATCTTCTCGGCCGCCAGCCAGCGGTCAAACTGCGTGAACAGGTTGTCGTAAAGCCTGGCAGTGTTGACCGACCGCCCCCGAAGCCGCAACGGGCGGTACACCGTCTTGAAAAATTCGCGTAGCGTCATGGCAGCGCCCCCCCTAAGTCGCGCTTTCATGCGGTGCTGAATCCGTGCAACCGACGCGGCCACAGAAGACGCGAGTACTGTACGGATTGCCATGCCGCCAATACCCTAGCAAATCCCCCAATCCTGTCCCCGCCATTCTGATTTCCGAATCCCGGTCGCCTGATTGACCCTACGCGGCGGCAGGCTGCCGGGCAAGTTAGGGAGGTCCAAGGTGCGTGTTGGTTGATTTGCACGGACAGAACGATACGATTAGAGACATGATCGCCATGGCCAGCCCTTTCGCCGACTACTTCACCGTCCGCCAGACCATGCGGGCCATTGATGCCCTTGCGCCCAGCACGGTGACGCGGCTTGTCTACGACGAGGATCGCCCAAGGCCAGAGGGCAAACGTCTGGCCGGCAAGCTGATCGAGGGACACGGCTGGATGATCCAGAAAAAGAGCGTGTCCAAGTACCTCGATGAGCAGGCCGCCAAGCAGCCCGGCGTCGGCTACCCTCGGGGCAGAAGCCGCAAGGCAGACAAGGCCAAGGTCGCCGCTAAGGCCAAGCGGTCCCGCAAAGTCCCCCGAGCCTGACGGATTTTTTTGGAAATCCGCATTTCCCCCGGTGTTTAGCCCTATTGCATATGCACCGGTCTGCCGATATGATGGGGGAATGCGAGCGAATGAGACTCGCAGGACACGAACCGGAGACGAAACGATGAACGCCACCTGCGACAACCTGACAAACGCCAAGCGGCTAGAGGCTACTGTCGGCATCAAGAAGGCTTGGTGCATCCAGTTCACGGACGGCCAGCACTACGTCGTGTCGGATGTCTACGGCCAACTCGGCTCCGGCCGTCGCTTTCACGTCACGGACGACGACGCCATCGAGCTGGCCCGCAAGGCTGGCGTGCAGTGCGACGACGACGGCCGGATTGCTTGACTCATCCCGCACGCTGTAAGGATGCGACCGATGACGTTCGGATCACTCTTCGCCGGGATTGGCGGCTTTGACTTGGGCCTGGAGCGGGCGGGCATGGAATGCCGCTGGCAGGTTGAGATCGACGCCTATGCCAGCAGCGTGCTGGCGAAGCACTGGCCTGGCGTCACCCGCTGGGGCGACGTTCGGACGTTCCCGGTGGGGGATCTGGCTGATTGGCAAGTTGACCTGATCTGTGCGGGCGTGCCGTGCCAGCCTATCAGTCAAGCCGGAAAGCGTAAGGGCACTTCTGATGAACGATGGATGTGGGGCGAGTGTCTCCGAGTTGTTGCGGATCTCTGCCCAAGGTTCTTTGTGGCGGAAAATCCCGTCAACATTCTCAACGATGATAGAGGCCGCACGTTCTCAGGAATCGTTCGGGCGGTTGCCGCGCTCGGGTATTTGTGCGAATGGCACGTTATTCGAGCTTCCGACGTTGGTGCCCGTCATCGCCGAGCACGAGTCTGGATCGTGGCCTACACCGACCAGCTGCGACGGCAAGGGGGCAACGCACCCAAGGCACTGCAAGGCCTGGAAGAAGCGAGGCACCAACCTGCCGGAAGCGGTGAATCTCGCAGCGGCAGGCGACATTCGGTGGCCGCCTCCACCGTGTTCGGTGATTGTCTTCGACGAGAACGCCAAGCCGCTTCCGGTTTGCCAGGACTGCCTGGAGCCGCACGGGTTTACTGGTCCTCTGAACCATCAGTGGGTCGCGTGGCTCATGGGGTTCCCAATCGGGTGGACCGACTGCGATGCCTCGGAAACGCCGTCGTGCCCCAGGTCGCCGAAGTAATCGGCCGGGCGATCGTCGCCATGGAAAACGAGGTGCACGCATGAAACGCCGCTGGAACTCTGCGATGTCCGCACTCGTCCTTGTCCGAATCGGGCAGGAACTCGGCACCGATTCGCCGGCTGCTCGAGCCGTCCACGACCTTCTGGAACTGCTGGCCAGCGTGGCCGGCGTACTTGCCCGTTGACGTATGCACCGATATCCGTATATATATGCACCGCACGCACGATATCCAAACTGGACCGCTTGACCTCAGACTGTTCGCCCGTACACTAACCCACCAACCGAAGGAGACCCCCACCATGCACGCTGATTCCAAGATGGTCGGAGACAACGAGTACCAGGCCGCCGTCGCTGCCATGCCCGAGCACACCGTCTCGGGCGGTACGACCCGGCTCGTCGACGGCAAGTTGGTCACGACCTATGCGGTCGGCGACCGCATCAAGTGGCGAGACAAGGGCCGCACGCTGGCCGGCGTCGTGGTCGAGGTGCTGACCGACGACATCTACCACGTTCGGCGGCATGTGCCCGACCGAGGCAACGAGCACCACGCGGTGACGGCCGAGCAGATCGTCCCGTTCTGACCGCACACACAAGGACCGTCGCCTGGTGGAACCAGACGGCGGAAGGAGCCCGGTGGAACCGGGGTAGCAAGGACGCAACGACACCCCGCCGAGCAGGACGCGGAGCGGGTTTTTGACAGAAATCACATCCAGTTTTTCTGACGAAAGGAATGACAGATGACCACGGAAATCAGCACGCAACGGGCCGGCGGCTTGGCCCTCCAATCGTTCGACGACGCCTTCCGGTTCGCCAAGATGGTGGCGGCGTCGGACTTCCCGCCCAAGGACTTCAAGGGCAAGCCCGAGTCCTGCCTGCTGGCCATCCAGCACGGCAGCGAAGTCGGGCTGTCCCCGATGCAGAGCCTGCAAAGCATCGCCGTCATCAACGGCAGGCCGACGATCTGGGGCGACGCGGCCCTAGCCTTGGTGCAGTCGAGCTCTCAGTGCCTCTACGTCCGCGAGTACACCGAGGGCGACGGCGACAGCCTCACCGCCGTCTGCGAGGTACAACGGCGTGGCTACCCGCAGCCGACGGTTGCCAAGTTCTCCGTGGCTGACGCGAAGAAGGCGAGCCTGTGGGGCAAGTCGGGCCCGTGGACTCAGTACCCGAGCCGCATGCTCGGGCTTAGAGCACGGGGCTTTGCCCTGCGGAACGCATTCGCCGACGCCCTGCGTGGCCTTGTGACGGCCGAGGAGGCCCAGGACTACCAGACGCCTGAGCCGGTTCGCGAGACGCCACGCGAGCAAGTCGTGGTGCGGCCCAAGCTCGACGCCCCCGTTGTTACCGAGACGCCATACCAGAAAGCCTTTCAGGCCATCCAACGGGCCAAGACGCTCGCCGATTGCGACAAGCTCCGCGACCTCATCACGGCCCGGCACGCCGAGGGTGTGTTCACCGACGCCACCCGCGACGACCTAGTGGTCCTGCTCCACGGCAAGGCCGAGATCCTCATCGGCGCAGAGGAGGTGACCGCATGACGCCGCAATCCGTCATCGACTACCTGCGGGGCGCCGGACAGGACGCCATGGCGGACACCGTCGCGCGACTGCGGGACGACGCTACGCGATTCCAACTGCGGGCAGAGGCGAACCTCCGTGACTACTACGAGTTGAGGGACAAGCACGAGCCACGCACACCGACGCCATCGTGCTGGAAAAACAACTGGACAGGGGATTGAGACAACCGGCCCACCATGGCCGCAGCGGCTGCATTCATCGGCCGCATTGGTCGTTCCGCGGGAGTATCGCACAGACCACCGCAGCCGCCGCGCCGACTCCTGGCGTAAAGCGACCGGATGCCGCACGACACGCGGCCAATACACGAAAGGATGCGTGATGAACCACTACGGCATCGAAGACACCCCCGGCCCGCTCTTCGCCATGGCCCCTGCCGTTCGCGGCTCGGTCACCTCGGCCGCGGCAGCCGACTCGCTGACGCCGGCAACGCTCAACGCACTCCAGAAGCGGGTGCTCGACTTCATCTCGCGGAGGCCCAGCGGTGCCACTGACGAGGAGATCGCGAACGAATTGGAGATGAACCCGTCAACTGTGCGACCACGGCGAATCGAGCTGGCACGACGCGGCATGATCGTCGAGAGCGGCAGCACTAGGCGGACGACCAGTGGACGGATGGCAACAGTTTGGAGGATCGCATGAAGACTGTCAGCGGAATCAAGATCGACCGCGAGTTTGAGAATCTCATTCCGGCGTTAAGCGATGAGGAGCGGCAGCAGCTTGAGGCGAACATTGTTGAGCACAACGGGGCCCGTGATCCTCTGGTTGTGTGGCAGCGTGACGGCGCAGCAGACATCCTGCTTGACGGTCACAACCGCTACGAAATCTGCGAGCGGCTGGGACTGCCGTACGAAGTTGAGCACTTGGAGTTCGGCACGCGAGACGAGGCTGCAGACTGGATCGACCGCAACCAACTCGGCCGCCGGAATCTGTCGAAGCAGGATTACAAACTGCTCCTCGGGAGGCGATACAACCGCGCGAAGAAGGCAAACGACGGCAGTCGTGGAAACCAGCACACCGAGGCTCCGGCAAAAGTTGCCACTGCCGCAAAGATCGCCAAGCAGCACGGCGTCAGCGAAAAGACGGTAAGAAACGCTGGCAAGTTCCAAGAGGCCGCAGCCAAGCTTGGGATCGAGAAGGACATTGCCGCTGGCAATGTAAAGGCGACCGTGGCGGCCGTCGTCAAAGCGGCAACGACGTTGCCGAAAACCCCGACACGCGAGCAGGTCGAAGCTGCCCGCGAAGAGGTGCGGCAAGAGAAGCCGCGACGCAGGGCCAGCAAGCCTGCCGTCGAAGTGTTTAAGGCGTATCCGCCCACGCGATGCCTTGAGGCTGTGACGTTCTACGCAAGCGAGTTTCTTGAGCGGTGCCCATCTCGCGCTGACGAGTTGCGTGCCGCTCTGGTTGATCTGATCGCGTCGTGCGACGCGACGAAGTGAGGAAGAAAGGAGGCTCATCATGAGCTACGAACTGGTCGGCACCCCGCGTGCCCATAAGGTGACGAAGGCAATGGCTGAGAAGTGGTGTGGCATGGAGCAGGTCAGAAATGACCGACCGCTGTCGTCTCGGCGCGTCGAGGCCTACAAGAAGATGGCCGCTGCTGGCCTCATGCGTCCTGTGCACTGGGCCAAGGCCCACTGTCTGGAGACGCAGGAGAACTACCGCGTCAACGGGAAGCACACGAGCACGGCATTCTCCCAGATGGAGGAGATGCCTGAGACGCTCCAGGCCTACGTCGAGGAGTATCAGTGCGACACGCTCCGGGACGTGGCCGAGTTGTATGCGACGTTCGACGCACGGATCACGCTTCGCACGACCAGCGACATCAACAAGTCGTTCGCCGCGGTCGACCCGGATCTCTGCGATCTGCAGGTCAAGGTCATAAACGTTGGTATCTCTGCGATTTCGCTGTGGAAGTGGGGGCTCGCCTACGAAAAGGTGCCAGCGGCCGAGCGTGCCGAGTGCCTGTTCGATCCTGACTGCAAGGCGTTTTTCAGGTGGCTTTCGGAGATGGTCAACGACTCCAAGGCCAACAAGCGGTTGCGCCGTGCTCCTGTTGTGTGGGCCATGTACGCCACGTTCCGGAAATCTCGGAAGGCGGCGACTGAGTTCTGGTCGGCGGTGCGAGATGAGACGGGCACGTCTCCGACGATGCCTGACCGGAAGATCTCTCGATGGCTGATGGAAAACGCCGTCGACTCGACGGGACGGCGTGCAGGTGCAAACGAGATGTACGCACGCTGCGTCATCGCGTGGAACGCCTGGCGCACTGACGGGAAGACCAACCTGGCGTACTACCCCGACGCGAAGCTGCCTGTCGTGAAGTGATCGCAGCCGCCCCCGTGATAGGCACGATGCCGCTTCGACGCGGCGGGGCGGAATGGAAAGGAATCCAAGATGGCTAAGTCCCCCGGCTTCTGGTTCTTCACTGGCGACTGGATGAAAGATCCTGAGCTAAGGTTTTGCTCGCTTTTTGCTAGAGGTTTGCTAGTCGATTTGCTTTGCATCTTGTTTGAAGCAAACGAGCAAGGCTACGCAAGCAACCCCGACGGCACGCCTCGGTCGGACGAGCAGATCGCCGACGCCGTCTCCGGCGGATCGCGAGAGGACAAGCTCGCCGCCCTGGCGGAACTCGAGCGAAGTGGCGTTCTTTCCCGCGATTCTCGCGGCGTTTTGTTCAGTCGCCGCATTTCCCGGCTGTCAGAACTGAGCCAGTCCCGCAAGCAAAACGGAAGCAAAGGGGGTAGCAAACGTCAAGCAAACCTCAAGCAAACCACCGAGCAAACGACCAAGCAAAACAGGGGGGTTTCTGTTTCGGATTCTGTTTCGGATTCGGATTCGTTCAAAGAAGAAATACACACACACACACAGGCCGGGGGCGACTTTCGGAACCCCGGCTGGGCGGCAGACGAGTGGCAGCGGTTCGTGGCCGTCTGGAACGCCACAGAGCGGGCTGAGCCTTGGCCGCACCTCACAGCCCCTGACGGGTGGACGGACCTAGCAGCGTCTCCTGGCTGGCTGCAGCGGGCACGGGAGGCACTGGCCCGTCTGCCGAGCCGGGCGTACTTCAACCGCCCCCTGCCGGTCACTCGATTCTTTGACTTCGTTGACAGGATCAGGGCAGGCGAGTTCGCCGACCCGAAGTTTGAGCACCAGGCACGAAGCCGCAGCCGACAACCGGCAGGAGGGAACCTGTGAGAACGTGGGAGCAGAACAAGACCGCCATCAACCAACTCTGGCCGCAGTGCCAGTGGACGGACGAAGAGCGTCGGCTCTGGTCTGACGACCTGTCGAGCGTCGATCAGGACGTGCTCTTCGATGCGGCCCGCAACGTGAAGCGGAACAACGACACGCTGTACCCGCAGCTGAAGTGGTTCCGCGAGGAGTACCGGTCGCTCAAGCGGCTGAAGGACGCTCGCAACCCGAGCCGTCCGTCGTCTGAACCGAGGCCGGCCAGGGTGGACATCGCCGCGGAACTGGACG